GACTTGCTCGAAAAGATTGGCAATGACAAAGAAGCCCGTGAGAAACGTGACAAACAGTATGAAGAAGGTCTGCGTCGTACTGGTCTAGGCGACGATGCGCCAGGCGGTGCTCAGTTTACAGGTGCAAACAAGGTTGTGCATCCAATGCTGGTTGAAGCTTGTGTAGATTTCTCTGCACGCTTCATGAAGGAAGTGTTCCCGCCTAACGGTCCTGTCAAGAGCAAGATCTACGGTGAGCGTGACAAGAACAAGATTCAGAAAGCAACTCGTAAAGCCGAGTTTATGAATTGGCAAACGACTGAGCAAATGGTCGAGTTCCGCGGCGAACTAGAACAGCTGAGCACGCAGTTGCCACTTGGCGGCGGTCAATACATGAAGTTCATGTGGAACCCGCTGCATCGCCGTCCTAACTCAGAGTTCATTGCAATCGATGACATTTATTTGCCATTTGCAGCAACAAACTTTTATACGGCTGAGCGTAAGACCCACGTTCAATACATTACCAAGTTTGAGTATCAGCGCCGAGTTAAATCTGGCATGTACATCGACGTTGACCTTGGCATTCCTGAAGACCCGGAGTTTAGCAAGTCAACACAGGCCAATGACAAGATCGAAGGCCGTAAAGATCTGAGCTACAACGAAGATGGTTTGCGTACTGTCTATGAGGTCTACACTTACCTTGACTTTGGCGATGGCCCTGAGCCATACATTTTGAGCATTGATAAGACAACAAACCTAGGCTTGGGCTTGTACCGTAACTGGGAACCTGATGACGAGCGTCAACAAGAACTTGACTGGATTGTAGAGTTCCCATTTGTGCCTTGGCGTGGTGCTTACCCGATTGGTTTGACACACATGATTGGCGGTTTGAGCGGTGCAGCTACAGGCGCTTTGCGTGCTTTGCTAGATTCTGCACACATTCAGAACGTGCCTACGCTACTGAAGCTTAAAGGCGGTCCTGGCGGTCAGACTCTTAACGTCCAACCTACTGAAGTGGTTGAGATGGAAGGCGGTGCATTGATCGATGACGTGCGCAAACTAGCCATGCCTCTGCCATTCAACGGTCCAAGCCCTACTTTGTTCCAACTTTTAGGCTTCTTGGTCGATGCAGGCAAAGGCGTTGTGCAAACTTCGTTTGAAAAATTGTCTGATCAGAACCCGAATCAACCTGTCGGTACAACCATGGCTCTTATTGAGCAAGGCATGGTAGTATTCAGCTCGATTCACAGCCGTTTGCACAGCTCAATGGCTCGTTGCTTCAAGATTTTGCACCGCATCAACAGTGCTTACTTGACTGTTGAGGATCTTGAAGCGCAATCGCAAGGTTTGGAAATTGATCCTTCGGACTTTGACGGCCCGATGGACATTGTTCCTGTCAGCGACCCTGCAATTTTTAGTGAAACTCAACGTTTTGCGCAAACTCAAGCCATCATGCAGCGTGCACAAGCCATGCCGCAGATGTACGATGCGCGTAAAGTTGAGGAGATGTTCCTTCGCAACATGAAAGTGCCTGCAAACGAAGTTTTGCAGCCTTTGCCTGGCAGCGAAGACATGGATCCTGTGTCAGAGAACGTTGCTGCCGCAATGAGCCGTCCAATTTACGTGTTGCCATCACAAGATCACATGGCACACTTGATGACGCACATTCCTTTCTTAAAATCGCCTCTGTTTGGCTCAAACCCTGCAATTGCCAAGACGTATTTGTATCCAATGGCTACTCACTTGCGTGACCATTTGCTCAACTACTACTTGGTCGAAGCGCACAACGCAGTTGACAAAGCTCAAGCAGAAGAACTGATCCCTGAAGAAGCAGAAGACCAGGTCAAAATCATCTTGGAAGTGCAAAAGTTTATCGAGAAACAGCTCGGCAGCTTTGCTGAAGAGTTGGCACAGCTTGATCAAGCCGCACAACAGTTCAAGCCTCAACCTCCAATGCCGCCAGATAAGACCATGGAAGTTGCTCAGCTCAATGCGCAAGTACAAGGTCAAGCAATGCAGCAACGTATGCAAGTTGATCAAGCTAAGTTGCAAATCGAGCAACAGAAAATGCAGTCGCAGCAACAACTTGAAGCGGCTAAGTTACAAACTCAGCAGCAACAAGCGTCTGAGCGTTTGCAAGCAGAGCAGATCAAGCAACAAGCTGAAGACATGCGTGTTGCAGCTGAGCTAGAAACCCGTGAGCGTATCAACACGGCTGACAATGACACAGCAAAACTTCTTGCTGCTGCCGAAATGGCAACAGGCGAGAAGGTTGCAGTGAGTACCGGCGGCGGAATTAACCCAAATCCTTAAGGAGAAAACCATGAGCGACAAACCTAATGACAAACAAGTACCAATGGACAGTGCTTTTGTAAAGCAACACCATCGTATGGCTGCAGGTCAAAAAGTAGATGGCCAAAAGCTGCCTGCTGCACCTACAACGCCTAAGACTCCTGCATGAATATAGAGTTACAACTTCTAAATCGCTTGAAAGTAGAGCAGCAATCATTTGCTGTCGATGCTTTGAGGCGACCACAGACTCGCGATACTTTCGAGTACGGGTATCGCGTTGGAATGGTTGCTGGTTATGAGGCAGCAATCAACGTACTATTGACCCTTCTAGACGAGGAGAAAAACTTTGACAACGACCTATGAGGACGCAATGGCGGAGGCTTTTCCAGCAGTAGATGCTGGCATTCAGCCTTTCGGAAGCCGTGTTCTGATCCAGATCCGCACACCGAAAAAGAAATCTGCTGGAGGTATCATCATTGATATTCATGGCTCTAACGAAACCGAAAAATGGAACACGCAAATTGGCAAAGTAGTTGCCTTAGGTCCATTGGCTTTTAAGAACCGTGATTCGATGACGACATGGCCAGAAGGTGAATGGTGCAAAGCAGGCGAATACGTTCGTGTAGCTAAGTACGGCGGTGATCGCTGGGAAGTAAAGATTCCAGGTACAGACGGTTCTGCAATGTTTGTTATTTTTAACGACTTGGATATTATCGGGCAGGTAACTGGCGACCCGTTAGCAATCCGAGCATTCATCTGAAAGGAGATGAGTTATGGCTGATGTAATGAAAGAAGACGACGAAAAAGGCGGTGGCGAGGAAATCGTTATCGTTGAAGATAAAAATGATTTGACTGATCGTGCCGAAGAAGGCGATGATCAAGATGACAATGAAGATGATCGCACTGCATCTTCTGCTAGAGATGAAGATGAAGGCAATGATGACGGCAATGACCCTGAGCGTGCAGCAATCCGAGAGCGACGCAGACTTGAAAAACTTGAGCGCAAAGACCGTAGAGACCAAGCAATCAAGCGTGACAAACTTGAACTGGACTTCTTACGTAAACGCAATGATGACCTTGAGCGCCGAGTATCTGCTCAAGAGCAACGCTCACACCAAGTAGACTTAGGTAGTTACGACCAAGCAATTGCGTCAGCTGCCAATGAAGTTGAGATGGCCGAGCGAGTCATTGCCAAAGCGGTAGAAGCAGGCAATGGTGCTGATGTAGCACAAGCCATGCGCTATCGTGACCAGGCAATGCAGAAAGCCCAGCAACTTCAGTTTGCTAAGCAGCAGGCAGCGCAGCAGCGTCCTCAGGCACAAGGTCAGCAGATTGATGATCTGACTATGCATTACGCCAAGGAATTCATGGCTGAGAATCCATGGTATGACTCACAAGGCCGTGATGAAGACTCTGCTGTTGTGATTGCCATTGACCAAGCTTTGGCCAAAGACGGATTCAATTCCCAAACCGAGGAGTATTGGGATGAGCTTCGTAGACGAACTGCACGGCGTTTGCCTGAAAAGTTTAAAAACCAACGTCAACCTACACGTGAAGCCAAGGAAGAAAGAACTCCTCGTGGCGGCCCTGCTGTAGGTTCTGGCCGTGAGCATGCACCAGCATCAACCCGCAAGGAAATCTATCTCAGCCCTGAGCGTAAACAGGCTCTGATTGATGCTGGCGTATGGGATGACCCTGTTTTGCGTATGAAGTATGCCAAGCGGTATTCTGAGTACGATCGTGCCAATAAGGCATAAATTTACACTTTTTGATTTTCAATTTATAATTGGTTTCAATCGCTGAAAGGAGCGAGTATTATGACAGACGAACGCTTGAAAAAATCCGCAGGAGCAGGTCGTGAGAGTCGCGCGATGGTAGATCGTGCAGTCACACAAAACCGAGAGGTGACCGAAGACGAGCGGGTTGAAATGTTCCGTCAACAGTTTTTTCAGTCCTCTTTACCGGACTTGCCAAAACTTCCCGGCTGGCATTGTTGCTGGCTGACCACGACTAACCCTCGTGACTCTATCCAAATGCGGATCCGACTGGGCTATGAGCCAGTTAAGCCAGAAGATGTTCCTGGCTGGGAATATGCAACCCTTCAATCGGGTGATTGGGCAGGGCTTATTGGGGTGAATGAGATGTTGGCTTTTAAGCTGCCTATTTCTCTTTATGAGAAATACATGAAGGAGGCTCATCACGATGCCCCACTTCGCGAAGAAGAAAAACTGACCGATACGGCAGATTTTCTTGAGCAGCAAGCGCGTTCATCTAAGTCGAAGCTGACCATGGGAGATGGCAATATGGAAATAGGACAACAACGGGAAGCTCAATTTGATCTTTCCTGACGCAACCTTTTAATCCATTTAGGAGCAAACTATGTCTTCGACAAGCGCACCATTTGGCTTCCGTGCGTCTTACCACAACAGTGGTCAGATGCGTCCGAAAGCCTACGTTATTGCGAGCACCTATGCGGCCAACATTTTTAGCGGTGACCCCGTTAAGTTGACCGACAACGGTGTAATTCAACTCGGCACGTCTGACGGTACTCGTTCAGGCACAACCGACGGTATCACTTTGCTTGGCATCTTCGCAGGTTGCCAGTATCTTGACGCCGGCGGCAAGCCAACAATCTCTCCATTCTGGCCTTCTGGCGCGACTGGCACTGAGATTACAGCTTGGGTGTATGACGACCCTGAAACTCTGTTTGATGTTCAATACACAAACCCTTCTGCTGGCACAACCGTTCAAACGGCTGTTGGCGAAGAGTGTGATTGGGTTGTTGCCTCACCTGGCGGCTCAACATCGACAGGTTTGTCCACCACGCAAATTGGTGCAATTCAAGCCACTTCGGGCCAATTCCAGATCACTGGCTTTGGGTATGAAATCACTGACTCACTCACTGACGCGTATGTAGTTGTGTCTGTTCGTATCAACGAACACCACTACAAAGCAGCTGTGAACTCGGTTTAATAAGGAGCTAAAAAATGGCTACTCCAATGCGTAGTACGGACTTTAGATCCGTAGTTGAACCAATCCTCAACGAAGTGTTTGATGGCGTTTATGACCAACGCGCAGACGAATGGAAGATGGTCTTCCGTGAGCAAAAAGGCATTCCTCGCAACTACCATGAAGAACCCGTTCTTTATGGTTTTGGCGCAGCGCCTGAATTGCCTGACGGTATGGCTGTTACTTACCAATCTGGCGGCGTGTTGTTCTTGCAACGTTACCTCTACAAAGTCTATGGTCTGGCATTCAGCTTGACCAAGGTCTTGGTAGAAGACGGCGACCACATCCGTATCGGTCAAACCTATGCCAAACACTTGGCACAGTCTTTGATTGAGACGAAAGAAACCCTATCTGCTAACATTCTGAACCGTGCTTTCAACGGTGCTTATGTTGGTGGTGACGGCGTGTCGTTGACTAACACTGCACACCCAATCGTTAACGGTACGTTCAGCAACCAGCTGAGCACACCTGCTAACTTGTCACAAACCTCACTTGAGCAGATGCTGATTCAGATCCGCAACGCCGTTGACAACAACGGTAAGCGTATCCGTTTGACACCTAAGAAGATCGTTTCTGGTCCTTCTAACGTGTTCCAAGCTGAAGTTCTCTTGAAGAGTGCACTTCGTGCCGGCACAGCCGATAACGACATCAACCCAGTTAAGTCCATGGGCTTGCTGGCTGAAGGTCAGGCCAACTTGTCACGTATCACTTCATCTACCGCATGGTGGGTGCAGACCGATGCGCCAGAAGGCTTGAAGTTGTTGATGCGTCGCGGCTTGGAGAAGTCTATGGAAGGTGACTTCGAGACTGACTCTATGCGCTACAAGGCCACTGAGCGTTACACTGTGGGTTGGACCGACCCACGTGGTGTTTACGGTACAGCAGGCGTTTAATAAAGAGGGGGACTTCGGTCCCCTTCTTTTATGTTTTTTCTGGGATTTTCCGGCGTATCTGACAGCTCCCAGCTGACGTCATGCAGACAGATACCCACCAACTCGCATGAGAGGAATTTAAAATGGCTTCAACTACCTTTTCCGGCCCAGTAACGTCCACTAA